CTAGGAAGCCATAAAATTTAAATTACAATTTTTCTAAAAAATTAATATTTAATCGATAGTGTATAAAATATAAAATTATGGCAACAATCAATTTTAAAAGTGTAGGAAATACTACAAAACGAGAGGAAAAAACAGTTGATCAAGGCTCTGTTTTACCTATTGGTTTAAAAACACCATTGCGTTTTGGTAATAATGCAGAAGGATTGTTTGCAATGCACACAGATGTTGGTCAGCAAATAGCCGATAATTTACGAAACCTTTTATTGACAAATCACGGTGAAAGATTAATGAATTATGACTTTGGCGCAAATTTACAACCGTTAGTATTCGAAGCTGTAAGTTCGCAAGAAGGATTTGACGATGAAGCAACTACAAGGATTAAACGCGCGGTGTCAAAATTTATGCCATTTGTGCTATTAGATACATTTACATCTACAATAATAAATCATGATAATTTACATACAGGAAAAGTAAAAATTAATATTACTTATAGTGTTCCTGAATTTTTAATTACTGATGATGAAATTGAATTAACATTGTATATTGTTTAGGAATAAACTAGAGGCAATAATATGACTGCAAATAAAAAAAGTAATAATAATTTATTTAAATCAATAAGAGAGCGAAGCTATCTAAATAAAGATTTTGATAGCTTTCGTAATGATTTAACAAATTATGCTCGCACATATTATCCTGACAAGATACAAGATTTTTCAGAAACAAGTTTAGGAGGTGCCCTAGTTGACCTTGCGGCTTATGTTGGTGATGTTATGTCGTTTTATTTAGATCACCAATTTAATGAACTAAGTTTGGATACTGCAGTTGAATTTGATAATATTCAAAATTTATTATTATCTTCAGGAATAGATATTCCTTCTGCTGCCGCGGCCGCGGTTTACGTTGATTTTTACATTGAAGTACCTGCAATAATTAGTGGCAATAAATTAGTTCCTAACGTAAATGTAATGCCAATAATTGAAAAAGATACAAGTGTTTTATCAGATAATGATATTGAATTTGTTTTAATTGAAGATGTTAATTTTGCACAATTAAATAAGGCAGGTGAACTGGATGTTTTAATTACGATTGGTGATACTGACGCACAAAATAATCCTACAACGTTTATTTTGCAAAAATCAGGGCTTTGTATATCAGGACAGTTTGCGTCAGAAGAGTTAACAACTGGTGAATTTGAAGCATTTAAAACATATACACTTGAAAATTCAGACGTTAGTCAAATTGTTTCCGTAAAGGATGATTTTGGAAATGATTATTATGAAGTAAACTCGTTAGTACAAGATACTGTGTTCAAAGGTGTTGCTAATATTGATTCTGATAATATTGATGTTCCTGAAAATTTAAATGTTATTCCAGCGCCATATAGATTCACAACTACTCGTGAATTTCTTGATAGGTTAACAACATTAACTTTTGGAGGTGGCGATGGTACCACGCTCGAAGATGATATAATACCTGATCCATCACAATTTTCATTGCCATTATATGGTAAAAAAATAAACAAACAATATTCACTTGATCCTAATAAATTACTAAATTCAAATACATTTGGATCATTACAACCAAATTCTACAATAACAATTAAATATATGTACGGAGGTGGTTTATCACACAATGTTGACGCTCGTTCAATTAATACAATTAATCAATTATTTATATCATTTCCTGATGATACAACGCCATTACGTCAAGCTGAGATTCGAGCAAGCTTAGACGTTGTCAATCTTGAGCCTGCACGAGGTGGAGCGGATCCACTTAGTATTGAACAACTTAAAGCTTTGGCACCAACTGCTCGTGCTGCTCAAAATAGAATAGTTACAAAGGATGATTTATTAGGAAGAATTTATACGATGCCTTCAAATTATGGAAGGGTTTTTAGGGCATCAATTAAAAGCTCAAAAAATAATCCTTTTGCAACTCGATTATATGTTGCAACACAAAACGCGCAAGGTAATATTGATATAGCACCCGATGCGTTAAAGAAGAATATAAGAACTTATTTAAATGAATATAGATTAATAACAGATGCTATTGATATTCTTGATACGAATGTTATTAATTTACAGATAAAATTTGAAATACTTGTTGATAAACATCAAAATAAACGACTAATATTACAAGATGTTTTAAACAAACTTGTAGACTATTTTGACATAAAAAACTTTCATATAGATCAACCAATATCAATATCTGATGTTAAGAATATAATTTACAATACAGACAGTGTTGTTTCTCTTACAATGTTTGAGATAAAAAATCTTAATGGCATAATTAGTGATAGGCAATATAGTACAACATTTTATAATATAGAGGATTCGCAATATAAAGGTTTATTGATTCCACCTAATGGTAGTATATTTGAAGTTAAGTTTCCGTTTGATGATATTATAGGCACAGCAATCTAGGTTAGGTACGATCATGTATAGACGATTAAATGCAACTTCAGACACTTATATTACAGACAAGATAATCTCTGATAAGAGAAAAAAAGAAGCGAACGTAGGCCAAGCTGGAACGCTTGATATATTTAAATTGCACAATGTAACCAAAAGTGGTTCTGCAGCACAGGTAACTGAATTATCACGAGCGTTAATTAAATTTGACTTGTCTGAATTAAAACAATTAACAGGAAGTGTACTGGATTATTCCCATCCTAGTTTCAAATGTCATATGAAATTATTTGATGTTTATCACGGTAATCCAACACCTTCAAATTTTAAAGTTGAAGTATTTCCACTATCTCGATCGTTTTCTGAAGGAATAGGACAAGATGTACAATATTTTGCCGATGTTGATACATGTAATTTTTTAACTGCATCATACGTAGACGCGCCATCCTTGTGGTTTAAAGAAGGTGCGAACAAAAAAGGTTTGCTTGGATCTGATGATATTGACATTATTACAAGCGGAAACTTAAATGACGGTAATGGTGTACAAAATCTTTTTGTATCACAGCTGTTCTCCAAAGGGACAGAAGATTTAAATATTGATATTACAACACTTGTTTCGGCAACATTAGCTGGAAAAATCCAGGATCATGGTTTCAGAATATCATTGTCATCTTCAATGGAAAATGATGATTATACGTATTTTGTAAAAAGATTTGCGTCCAAGGACTGTGATGATCCAACAAAACAACCAAAACTTCTAGTACAATACAATGATTCAATACAAAATCATATTTCTGATTTTTATTTTGATTTAAGTGGTTCAATATTTCTTCGAAGCTTTGGTAGATCAGGTGCTTCAAAGAATTTAATATCATCATCGTACCAAGTTATAAGTGGAGCAAACTCGGTTTCTTTGAAATTGGTTGCAACAGGCTCAACAGGTGCGTTAGTTACATCATCTTTTATAGGTTCACAACATAGCATTGGAAATATGTTTGTTACTGGTGTATATTCGGCATCATTTGCATTATCGTCATATGATTCACAATATTCTGCAATATTAAAAAAATCTGGTTCTGTTGCATTTGAACCTGTATGGTGTTCTGCAGACGGAACTGTTGCATATCATACAGGTAGTGTGTTTACAATGAATAAATTACAAAAGCAGTCATATGTTGATATTAAACAGCGGCTTGCTATTTATGCAATGAATTTACAATCAAATTATAGAGCATCTGATAACCCAACAATAAGAGTACATGTTGATGATAATCAAAGAAAAATTATATCATCAAAAATACCTTTAAAACGAAACAGCATGATTTTTACGAACATGTATTATTCAATAAGAGACGCAACAACCGATGATATAATCATACCGTTTGACACAGAAGAAACTAGATCAACTTTATTATCTGTTGATGAAAAAGGCATGTATTTTAAACTTTATATGTCAGATTTTGATATTGGTAGAAATTACATATTAGATATTTTAATTAAAGATTCAAATTCAGAGCAAATTTTTTCAAACGTTGGAGGAATGTTCACTATAATAAAATAATATTATTGTGAATAAAAAAATATTTTATGTCTGATATAAAGTCATTTATTCTTAACAAACCTAGTCAATTTTTTTCGCAAACAATAACAGATTCAGGTGATGTTGTAACCGAAACATATGATAAGTCAGAAAGATATTTAGAAAAAACAGGCTCTATTGAATATAATCAAGATAGTTTTTCACTTGTAAGTACACAACAAATCGATTTAGATTATTCAAAATTTGAAAATCATACTTTTTTTAATTCTGCACAGGCAAATGTTAATGTTGCTTTTGATACAATTATAAACAAATTTCCTTTTGATGGTACGAAAATACAGCAGCAACAATTCATTGATTCATTAACTGGCTTTGAAAAGTATGTTTATGATAGGTTTGCAAAAAACATTGGTTACTTAAATTTTTCTAATAATTCGTATATTCAAGTAATTGATAAAGCCGGCGCAAATTTTCCTACGTTGTCAAATAAAATAACGGGTGAATCATTAATAGATCCAAAAGGAAAATCATTTACAGTTGAAGCACAAATATACATACCTCCAGTAACAGATCCTGCTTTGCCAGCTACTACAACTACACAAATAATTTTTCAAAAATTATCAGGAAGTAATAACGTTTATAATCGAGAAGAAACAGAGCGAAAAGGGTTTACTCTTTTGCTAACATCTTCAGGTGGTGGAGCACAACAAACAGAATCCTTGCGTTGTCATGTCGTATCTGGCAGCGCAGAATTGTTTGCAAGCGGGAATATTAATCGCGGTACTTTTAATCATGTAGCAATGGTGTGTGATCGTGAAGATGAATTAAGTGAATTAAGATTATATATTAACAATAAACTTACATCAAAATCAAATAAAGTAAAAATCGGACATTTTGATTCTGAAAATCATGATTTTTTTATAGGTTCTGGATCTGCATTTTTTTCAAGCCTTGGTGATCAAACATTAACAACTGGGCAAATTATAGAACAAGAACAGACATTTACTGGTTCAATTGATGAAGTAAGATTGTTTCATGAGGCCCGCACTCAAAAACAAATTGATTTATATAGATTTAAGTCAGTATTTCAGGATGATAATTTAAATCTATATTATAAATTTAATGAGCCAACAGGAACGCTTGGTAATTCAGAGGCATCTGCAATAAATTCAATTGTTTTAGATTCTTCTGGGAATTCTATGCATTCGTATATAACAAATTATATTCATAATTTACGCGGTACCGGGTCTGTTGAAGTACCATTAAAGTATGAAAAAATATCACTAAATCCTGTACTGTTTCCTTCGTTTAATGCAAATATTACGTTAAACGAAAATTTATTGTTTACAGCAAGTAAATATGATAACGTTAATCCAAACTTAATTACAAATTTAATTCCTAGGCATTATTTCCTAGAAGGAGAGATATTAGACGGCGTAGATGAAATAGGTAATTCAAGATCGGCAGTATCAGGAAGCTCAATTCCTGGCTCGGCAAAACTTGGAACGACTCAATTATTAAGTTCATTAATGTTTATATGGGCAAAGCAATTTGATGAATTAAAAATTGTTATTGATGCGTTTAAAACATTAAGGTATACAGATTATAATACACAAAACAATGTACCTGATGTATTCTTACCAAAATTATTAGAACATTATGGTGTTTCGGTACCAGGTTTTTTCTCTGAATCAATGCTATCACAATATTTTGATGCAGAAAACATAAAAGAATCAAAAACAGGAAATACTAGCGCTCAAAGCCTATTATACATACAGAACCAACTATTAAGACGTTTTTTGACAAATATACAACAGTTTATTAAGTCACGCGGAACGTTAAATGGCTTAAAGATGCTAATACGATCGTTAGGGATTGATCCGGACACAACGTTAAATATACGTTTTTTTGATAAGTTAAATTCTGGATTTATTAAGGATAGTCATCAAAGCGAAAATATAATTACTCCGTTTTTAAATATAACATCGTCAGCTGCAAATACGTTTATAACATCTTCATACCTATCAGGCTCTAGAAAAGAACCTGGTTATCCAAATATTGCAGGAAATTTTATATCTCAAAATGATTCACGTTTTGGTTATCATGGGTATTCAAATAATGAAAACGATGGTTTATTTACATCAGGCTCATGGACGTATGAAGGGATGTACAAATTACCAGTTACAAGAAATTACCAATTAACACAAAGCCTAGCAAGATTAATGGTTACAGGTTCATCTATTGATTCTACTGCTGCGATGGACAAAGGAGTTGTTGCAAATCTGGTATTGCTTAGTTCTTCAAATCCAGTTTTGCGATTATATGTTAATCCGTTAATATCATCAATACCAGGCACAACGCCTAGATTATTATCTTTGTCGTTAAGCGGTACAAATATTTTTGATGGGTCACCATGGAATGTTTCCTTCGGCAGAACGAGAAGTGACAAGATTAATTCGCATTATTCATCTTCATATTTCTTAAGAGCATCGACCGATCATGAAAAACTTTATACAACATCTTCATTATTCTTAGACACAGACGGAACAAATGTTTTTGAAAAAATTGACACAAACTTAAATTCATATGGTACATATTTGTCAATCGGAAACGAACAAGGTTCTGATGATTCAGAAGGATATGTCTCAGGGTCGACGGCATCATACTATTTTCTTAACAACACAACAATAGAACCTACAGGCGAAAGTAGAACGAAGAGTTTTGACGGCCTACTAACAGGAATTCGTTTTTGGTCAAAAGATTTAACGATAGCAGACTGGAAAGAACATATTGTTAATAAAAATTCGTTAGGCGTAAAAGATGCAAAGAAAAACTTTAACTTTGTAACTATAAAGTCAGGATCATTTGAAAAACTAAGAATGGATGTAAACCTTTCACAAAATATTACTCAGTCAAATTCAAATGGTTGCATACAATTACATGATTTTTCACAAAATAATATAATGTTCTCAGGATTCGGATTTGCTTCAAGTACTAATGTTATTAACAGAAATGTTATTCCAAATCAGTATCTTGTATCTGATTTTGATCAAGGAATGTCTGTTGATAAAATTAGAATAAGAAGTTTTAAGAATTTTGAAAACGTTTCAGGTTCTATACATGCGCAAACAGCACCACAATATATGATACCAGAATCAGAAAAGGTGCATGATGATTCAAGGTTATCAATTGAGTTTTCAATTATTAATGCATTAAATAAAGATATAATAAAAATGTTTAGTACACTTGACAATTTTAACAATTATATCACAACCCCTGAAATGATGTATGCAAATGATTATTCAGAATTACGAGAACTTAGTGATGTATATTTTAATAGGTTAACTGAAAAAATATATTTAAAAGGATTTTATAAATTATTTCAATATATGCATAGCATCTTAAACGATATTATAAAAACTGCATTGCCATATAAAACAAAATTTCTTGGTACAAATCTAACAATTGAATCACATATGCTAGAAAGAGCGAAAGTAAATTATGTACAAAGTGATACGTACCTAAACGAAAACGAAAAACAATTACCTCTTAATAAATTTGAAGATTTTAATAGTTCAAAATAGAATATAACAAATGAAATTAGCATTTACAGATAGACCCAAAATAGATTTTAAAAAATCAATTGCAAAACTTTATAAAAATAAAGAAGGTGTAGCTCTTAATACAATAGATTCAACGCCTGCACAGATTATAACGATCAAAGAAAGAGAAACAAGTAAAGTTATTGGCCAAGTAGATAATATAGATCCAGTAAAGTTTCGCCAAGGCGTTGAAATAACAGCTGATATACATAGGATGAGAGGTATTGTTGATATTTCGTGTGGTATTGAAGGTAATTTTTTTGAAAATCTTGTAATCGGTCAAACACTGGAGCGTGAAGATAATAATTATTTTTCCGATAATAATCAACAATTTGAAAGTGACATACGAAACTTAATGATTTCAGGTGATAATGGCTCAGGAGCAGTTTTACCTTTTTATAGATTACATTTCAGTGGTTCTGATGGGTTTGGTTTGAATGTAAATATTAGGGAAACCACAAGAGATCTGTATAACAAACAAGAGATTGTTAATGGCGCTATAAAAATATTTGATGAAAAAGGATTCTTTTCATCAAATGTGTCAGAACATGATGCATCACCCAGAACCACTCCTACAAATCGGGTCAGAAAACAAATAAACATAAATAACCAATTCCCAGTTAAAGAAGTTGCTTCACAACCTTTTATTGAAAAATTTCCAAATACACTGTCATTACAGAAAAGTATAGTTTCAGACAATCAAAAACCACTAGAAACAGGATTTTCAAGACAAGGTAGGCTTGCTATATTAAATGGTAATAGAGAAATAAAATTAATATCTGCAAATGCAATTGTAAAAACAGACAAAAATAGAGTTATTAACCCAGGTACATTATTTGTTATGCATGAAGATAATGAGCACTTTAATGATTCGGCAATCCCGCATAAAACATCAAGACTAATTGATAATATGAGCACTGAAATGCGCGGAGTTTTGTTGGCAATGTCAGGCTCTGGTGTAACGGATGATTATATAGGTGACAATCATAGAAGTGCCAAAACAGGATTTATGTTTGATGATGCGCAATTCGGCACAGATTCAATCGCGTTTAGATAATACTTTTAAAGTTAACTCAAGGCAAAGTATTTTATATATTTGATAAAATATTGTGTTATGAAATAAATATTTGAAGATGGTATGAGTAAATTTAAGAATTACAGAGTTAAAAAATTTCAAAATGCAAAGTTGTATGCAACTGGTAGCGCAACAGAAATTATTAGTAATGAAACGCAGGTTGCTGAATCTTCTATACTTGATATCGGATTTGGCTTTGTTTTTAATGGTAACGTTTATACAAAATATAAAGCATTCTCGACAGGATTTATTCAACTCTTAAATAGTGACATACAAGCAAATGCACTTGACACATCATTAACTGTGCCATACCCAAAAACACTTTGGGATTTTAATACAGGTAATATTGATGGAACAACTTTAAGCGATGCTACAGGATATGCAGAAGGCACTGTAGCAGGAACACCATCATCCGTAACGGGTATTGAAGGTCAGGCATATGATTTTGATGCGTCAGATGACACAATCGCTTGTACACAGGTCGGAGGTGCAGATCTGCATCTTATGGATCCAAATAATGCATCATATTCTTTTTCTGCATGGGTCAAACCAGCGACAAACACTACAGGTTATGTATTTAGTAAATATTATTACCGT